GGGCCTAACAGATACAATATCAGTACCCCGTATAGCGTCCATGTGCGTCTTACCCTTCCGTGTGGGGAACGCTACTACACTTTTAGCCAAATCAACTGCAGACACGTGCGTGTCTTTGCCAGTACGCCGGTCCTTCATCAGAGCGTACAGATTGCCGGAAGGGTCACGGTAGGCGGCCAAACTACTCCTTACATCTATGCCAGCTTTAAAGGTCTCAGGCGTACGCACAGGGTCTAATATACCCAGGTGTGTGTTGTGAACTTTTCGCGATTCAAACGGTATCGCTCTTTCACTGCTAATACCACCCTCACCTAGTGCTGTTATCCTTGAGGCATGGTCAATGATTTCAACAGGGTTGATTTGCATAGGAATAGATGCCAAGGCAGAGCTAGTGACAAATGATTGTATAGACTTTGTCAACGGGGCGTTAGGAACTGCGTCATTAACGCTGGTCGTATCCCTTTTGTTTAGTCTATGTTTAAGTTTACTCCCTAGACCGCGGCGTGCAGTCAGGTTAATTCGCTCCTTAAAAAAGTCCTCAACCCCGTGGATAGTCTTAAACTCTAAGCTATCGCGGTCGTCTTCTTTTTCTACACCCCTGTGTACCTGCAATAGCTTTTTCGACGCAGCCAACAGCGCTGTTACGCTCGCGTTATTTACTGGAGTGCCCAGCGTTCGGTTGTTAACTGCAGAGTCCATTGCAGTATTGCTAAGATAATCAAGAACAAAAGTGCGTTTTCCATCCAAGGTGGGCGGCATTTTGTCTGACTTGTATTTAACTTTATTAATAACCTTAGTTAGTACTGCCTCGTGGGAGTCTCTACTACTCGCATTAGTATCTCGTAGTTCTTGCCCCCAGTGTTGCCGTATATCGGCATCGGGTACATTTAAAGCTCTAAGCAGGGGGTATAATGGTATCTTAGAACTACCTAACTCCATACGCAGCTTACCTGATTCAGGCTCCATAGATAGTCTGAAGTTAGTTCCCTTGCTTAAGTTAAACGCCGCCTCATACTCCCCATTACCTCGTTTACGTGTGTAAACTCCTGGTTTTAAGCGCAACTGGTGGGGCACGTCATACTCATTTCCCCCTACGATGAATGTGTGCCGTTGTGTAAAGTAAGGTAAATGTAATAGAGTGTGATCACGCTTCTCGTCCATAACGGCCCCTGAGTTGTTATCTCTGAGGATTAAGGTCCCCCGTATGGGCTCACTAAGTGTTTTCCCTTGCATCAAGGCATTTTTTTGAGCATTAGACGAATACTCTTTAACTTTAGAACCTATAGTTTTTAGCTCTAATGTCTTGGAGTTTCCGATTATCGGAAACAGATCTTTTATACTTTCTATAGTTTTACTGCGAATCTGCTCACGCCTGTAGTTCGCGTCACTAACGATGGGGGTCAGGTTATCCATAGGTGTCCTCAAGTATACGCTTTGTTTCCATAATAATGCAACAACTCCTGGTAAAAGATAATGGTAGGTGGTGTAATTCCACTCACTATTACAGCGAATGCACAGTGATACTTTAGATGGACATACGACTGGGCGACGGCATGGAGGGATACATGAGTATGACGGGCGTAGACGAGACCAAGCTTATACTAGACTTAGGCCCCCGGCTTGTACAGCCGGTAGCTCAGCTAGCTGTCTGGGCGGCACACACGGGTAACCTTAAGCAAGGCATGACGATGTCTCGTTTCTATGGTTACGAATTTAAAAACGAAGACGAAGTGTTTGATGTGGCATTATACTTCCGCCGTATATGGCAAGTAGACTTGCCCCGAAAAACAAGGCCTAATTGCTTCTTATGCAACGGCCTACTGTCCCGCCACGAGGAGCGGATATGCACTTGCTTCGACAAGGTGCGGGCAGTCAGATACTACGATCCCACACCGCAAGGGCTAGCACAGTGCAAGCTGGACTTTGGGGACTTGTGGCAAACTGCAACTATTGAGACGTCGTTCTGCCAAGTGCAGGGGTGTAAGTCCCCACTGTTTGAGGTTCCCGCGCATGTAGTGAGTAAAGCGCTGGAGAAGGGGCATAGCTGGCGGGTTCGCACGCTGTGCCATACCTGTTACTCAAAGAGGCACGGGAGTAAGCGCCGCCCATTGAGGGCTGAGGTGGCCGCTTCTCCGAAGAACAAGCTAAAGCTTGCAGAGCTACAACAACGCGTTGTGGCAGCGGCGCCCACCCCACCTGAATCTTAAATAAGGAGTTCTACGTGAACGTTGGTCCAATCCCGGTAAAGTAACCGGCACCTGACACGAATACGTAGACGAAGTATAACCGGTTAGTCTGTTTCCCCAGAGTCTTTGGGTTCCTTCTTAGACTCTGGGGATAACAGTTCATCCGCAGTTAACCAGTTGCGCTTACTGGGAAACTGTTTTTTAGGCGTCAGCCACTCTAGCCATATTACCACTGTGCCGTCTTTCAAGAATGTTTCTGTTTTATTGCTTATAACTGCCTCGCCCCGTAAGTTCATATTCATGATAGCAGCTAGGCGGTCTGAGTCATCTTGCTCTTCAAATTCTTCATTACCATTGCAGTAGCCCATAGTAACTTTACCTACAACTAGGCGCTCACAGTTATATGTGAATGGGAGAGTAGCAGCCCCAGCTACTGCGTTAGGGTTGGAGGCACTAGTACGGCTTACCCCCGTGGCTGTGGCGAACATGTCGGGAATACGGCCCCCCTCTACGTCATCTAGGTCTGGCAGCTGTTGCGCAGCCTCTAACGCTTTTGCGAAATCGGGGCCTGCCATTAGGAGCCACCCATAGAGCTAGTCATATCACGCTTCTGCATATTTCGCATTGTCTCCCACCGGTCCTTTACTACTGCGTACATAACGGGGTCTTCTTGCGACAATTGGTCTAATTGGGATCGTACCATATTGGGGTCCATTTGTTCCATCTCGGAGATAAACTGCTCTGCCATGGCAATAACTGCCTGAGGGTTATAGGCGGTACCCACCCCAGCGTTGGCCTCATTTTGGGCCTCTTGCGAGAGCGACGCTTGAATTTTAGACATTTCGATTTCTAACTCCATGTTGAATCTGGCTTCGTCCAGTTGCTCCTGTTTACGTTTATCACGCTCATCATTTATATTCAGGTTATGTAGCTCTAGCAGAGTACCGTTAGCTACTATTGGCCCCATCGCGTTTAAGTTCATCATACTCTGCTTCTGTTGCACGTCATCTATTAGACGAAAGGGAGTATAATACACGTCAACGGGTTTCCAACTAAGGATCTGCGCGACCTGCTTAACTATCCAGTCCAACTGATCGTTCATATACCCCGCGTATGTTTCTAACTGATTCTCTAGCATACGCAGAGTTATAGACGACCCCGTAAAAGACAAGCCACCATATAAAAACTCCCGTGGTATGCCCATAGCCGCTATAATATTATCTTCTGCGTCTTTGACTTCACCCAGGGTCAAGAGTGAGCGCCCCTGGCCTCCCATCATAGTGACGCCTAGCGCGGCTGGTGCAAACATGATATGTAGAGGGTCCCTACGCCACTTTTTAACTTCAGCGCGTAGGTTATCTTGCCACACCATAAGGTTCATGGTGGTAGTTGGATCGGCAGACCCACTCATAGCCACAGGGTGTATAACCCTGAACGGCACTATATGCTCTAGCGCTATAGCCTCGTTGGCCTTGCGCAGTACGGCTGTATAAAAGAATAACTTGATAGTAGCCGTTAAGGGGGGAAAGCCCCACTTAGAGTCAATGCCGGCCGGGGGGTCAAGCTTCATATGGTATATCTGACCGTCCGCGAACTCAAACTGCTGGTTCTCTTTGATGGCCCGCAAGAACTCCATAGGCATAGTACCTACTATGTGCGCTTTACCTTTTTTTACGTCACCCTTTATTTCGTCGGGAATGGTGTAGTAGTATTTTGACTCCCCCGTTATTGGGTTGTGCGAGATATCTATTAGCTTGGGGTCCCACCTGATAATATTTATTCTATCTTCGTCAGCTACTTTCTCATCACGAGCTTGCGACTTAGTTTTCTTATCACAAGCGGGACATGTGTATGTAAAAGTTAAGCTTTTTAGGTCAAAGGTATACTTTACCTTTTTAACGTTAGCCTTAGCGCGACAGAACTCGCAGTGTAGGCTCCTATTAAAAGGGTGGTAGGGTGAACAGAATGAGTTACCATATAGGAATAAGTCTAATCCTGTGCTAATAGACACGCGTCGCATGCGCAACTTAGTGTTTAGTACACGATCCCAGTTATCTTTATGTACCTTCACATTAGAATCGATAACGATCTCAGTAACTGCGTACTCGGCAAATTTCTTTAAGGCTGCAAATATGTGGGCTGAGTTGTAGTAGAGGTACTCTACCCATTTAAACAAGTCTTTTAGCTTTCTCGGGGCGAACCCAGAAAGGAAGTCGTACATGGGGTTGCTGTGCCCCCCTCCTCCACGTGAGGTAGCTAAATCAGTAAAACTAGGAGTAGTTGACATGGTGGGCCTTTATGAGTGAGTTAGACATAATCTATGTATATAGCACGCCGGTATTTACAATTGAAGGGAGTAAGTCTCTAGAGCGCGTGTATGGTGCTACTTACCATGGTAAATCTAGACAGTGGCGTTTTCCAGCTTTTGCACCCGTATACGCTAGAGTTCTCGCTGATTTACAGATCGTTGCCCCTAGCATAAAACTAACTCCTGTAGCGCAAGAATACGTAAATAGTTTAGCAGGGCCTGCGGTATTGCCAGAGGACTTTCAGTTTATCACAA